AAGCCCGGGCGGTGTGTTAGTGAGCGCGGGTGTGATCACGCCCACTTTTTAATAAATCGACGAAGCTGCTTGGCGTCATTTTGCCAGCACTCGTCCTCTTGATTGTAAGGGTCCATCGCTATGTCGAGGAGATGATGAGCTTCGCCGATCAAATGCGCGTCGTCGTATTTTTCGTTGACCTCTTCGATAGACGCCGTGTTGAGGTATCCATCGGCTATGTCGATATCTTCGAACTGGTGCGCCAATGCATCGACCTTGAACGCCGCTTTAACGATTGGTCTGATTTTCTGTTTGGTCATTTTTCTCTCTACGTGTTGGGTGCCGGGGCCGAAGCCCCGGCGGTGTAATTAGCGCTCGCGGATTGTATGGAAGCAGAAGTCGCGCTTGCTCTCGGCGATCAGGCGCTTGGCAGTTGGTGTCGCGTTGAAAAGCGCGCGCCCCTCTTTGAGAGCTTTGGCTTTGTTCTCGCACCAGATCGGCTCGTCACTATCGGCGAACCCGTCGCGGGTGGCGATAACTTCCCATGTGTTGCCAGTTACGCAGATTGCAATTTCGGTAATGTTGCTCATGTCAGGTCTCCTTGTTTAGTGGCAGCACCGCGCTGCCTTGATACATTATGTACGCGCAGCGCGTAGAGATATCAACATTAAAATTACGTAACGTCATCTTTTAATGACGAAACGCTCGAATGTGTGATATTTTTACAACAATGGGCGGCTCTATCGGAGCCGCTTTTTTTATGGGTGGATGATGGCAAGCGGCGATCTCACGATAAAGCAGGACAAGTTCTGTCGAGCATATATCGGTCCCGCCGAGGGGAACGCGTCGGAGGCTTACCGGATCGCGTACAATACGCAGAACTGTTCGATGTCTACCGTCAATCGGAATGCCAAGGCGCTTCTGGACGACACCAAGATTGCAGCAAGGATTGATCAGCTAAAAGCTGAACATGCCCACCAAAACGCCATAACCATCGAGGAAATCACAGCCGGATTGCGGCGCGCGGCAGAGGCCGCCGCGGCGGCGGGCCAGCAAAGCGCCGCGACCCAGGCGCTGCTCGGCCTCGCCAAGCTGGGCGGGCTGCTGGTCGAGAAGCGCCAGGTGCAGGTTGATGACGCGCGCGAGCATCTCGATGCCGTCGCCGACCTGGCAAACATCCCGACTGCACCACCGCCCGCGCCAATAATGGCAGCGGATCGCGACGACGACCACGTAACTCATTGATATTATTAGGCTGACCTACTGATTATCAATCCGTTTCCGCCAGCGTGAGGGTTAGGCCTAAGCGCGCCGGCGGAGGCGTGTGGCCCGGCGTCTCTCCCGCCGGCGCCGCCGCCGATCGATCGAGACCCCCCCTTCGACGCGGCGACCGGGGCGGCAATTATTTGTATCACCCCCGCCCAAATAATCTGACCACACACAGGCTGCCCAAAAAAAATGAGCGAAAAAAAATCAGCCTGGTCCGCTTTCCTCACACGCTATCGCGACGACCCGGCGGGCTTCAGCGAACACGTGATCAAGATGGAGCCACTGCCGTGGCAGCGCGAGGTTATGGACGCGATCGCCGCCGGAGAGCGCAGAATATCGGTTAGATCCGGCCACGGTGTCGGCAAGTCAAGCTGCGCGGCCAGCATCATCTTGTGGTATCTGCTGACGAGATACCCGGCGAAGGTGGTTGTCACCGCGCCGACTGCCAGCCAGCTATACGACGCGCTCTTCGCGGAGGTGAAGCGCCGCCTGAAAGAGATGCCGCCGGCCATCAGCAAGCTGCTGGAGGCCACCAGCGACCGCATTGTGCTGAAGAGCAGCCCAACGGAGGCGTTCTGCTCCGCCAGGACGAGCAGCAAGGAGCGCCCCGAAAGCCTCGCGGGCGTCCACAGCGAGAACGTGCTTCTGATCGCCGACGAGGCGAGCGGCATCCCCGAGGAAGTATACGAATCTGCCGCCGGCAGCATGAGCGGCCACGCCGCGACGACCCTGCTACTGGGCAACCCGACAAGGACCAGCGGATTTTTCTACCGCACGCACACGGACTTAAAAGATGATTGGTGGACTAAGAAAGTATCTTGCGCGGACAGCCCGCTGGTCAGCCAGGACTTCATCGCGGATATGGCGAAGCGGTACGGTGACGAGAGCAATGCGTTCCGCATCCGCGTGCTGGGCGAGTTTCCGCAGGCGGATGACGACACTTTTATCCCGCTTCACCTGATCGAGGCAGCCACCCGCCGCGACATAGAAGAAAGTCCGACCGCCGGCGTCATCTGGGGCTTGGATGTCGCCAGGTATGGCCGCGACAGGAGCGCCCTCGCCAAGCGCAAGGGCGGCACGCTGATTGAGGAAATCAAGACCTGGCGCGACAAGTCCACGATGGAATTGGCTGGCATCATTCTGAACGAGTACGAGTCCACGCCGATCATGGATCGTCCGCAGGAGATCTGCGTTGACGTGATCGGCATTGGCGCCGGCGTGGTCGATCGATTGCAGGAACTGGATCTGCCGGCCCGTGGAATTAACGTCGCTGAGTCTTCGAGCATGAACCAGAAGTACATGCGCCTGAGAGACGAGTTGTGGGGGCGCGCGCGCGATTGGTTCGAGGAAAAGAGTTGCAAGTTGCCCGACGACAGCACGCTTGTGCATGAACTTGCGGCGCCCCGTTTCACGTTTACGTCAACGGGAAAAATTAAAATTGAAGGCAAGGACGAGATGAAAAAACGAGGCATTACGTCGCCTGACATCGCCGACGCGTTCTGCCTGACCTTTGCCTCGAACGCGATCGTTGGCGTCCACGGCAACAAGTACGCGTGGAGCGGCAGCATCGACGTCGATACGAGTTACGTAGTCTAATGGCCTACTACACTAACCTTCTCAACATGGGCGAGCCTGTGAACGTGCAGCCTCTGCCGCAGCCGCTGCTGACAAGTCCGTTCAATTACACGGACACGGGCCTGCTGCCGATAGAGATCCCGGCCTACACTGCGCCCCCGCCGCAGCCTTACACGCCCATTCAGCCGGGACCGTTTGGCGTGCAGCCAGTGGCGCCGGTGGCGCGGGTGAGGGGCAATAACGACGAGGGCGCCCCAACAACTGAAGAAATTGAGGCTGAGTTGGCTTTGGCGAATGAATTTAGCAAAGACAACGCGTTTTCCAGTCTCAACCCAGGGCGCTCATCGGCGTTGAGCATTTTGTCTACTCTCGCGCCCTCCCCTTTCGGAACCGTGTTAGGTTTAGTCAATAATTACAATGCCTATCAAGCCCAATCCTTCAACCAAGCCCTCGCGAATGTGGCTCAAAACCGCAGTTTGTTTGATACGATCGCCGAAGCGTTCGGGCTTGGGTACTCCGAGGGCATTGGGGGTTATGGCCGAGGCGGTGCCGGTGGTTACACGGGCGCGATGGATTACACCGATCCGGGTGTAGCCGGTCCCGCGCGCGCGGCAGCCCGTGGCGCCCTTAATGCCGCTGTTGGATTTTCCATAAACCCTGCGCCGGGGACACCAGGGTGGAGTGATGCAATAGAAGGCTTAACGGATGGCGTAGGCCCGGACGAAGCCCCCGGCGGAGTCGACTATTCCGGCGAGGTCGGCGGCTATAATGACCCAGGTGGCTTTGACTTTGGCGACATGTCTGATTTTAGCGGTGGCGACGGTGGCGGCGGTGGCGACGGTGGCGACGGTGGCACGCACATCTGCACCGCAGCGTTCAGGGCTGGCATCAGCCCGAAAGAGCGTTTCCGTCAGAACAAGAAGTACGGGATTAAGCTGCGCCGAGAAGACCCGGTTCTAATGCGCGGCTACGACATTGTCGGCCCGTGGATTGCAAACAAAATCGGTCACACAAACATAGGCAACGCGCTGACCCGCCTGTACGCCGCGAAGGCGAGCGGCGAAAAGCTGTCGGCCAAACAGAAAATACTAGACGTAACGCTGAACCTGACGACGCGTCCCGCGCTCAGATTGGTGGGCCGTTTCGCGTGAGCAGCACAATCGCGCGCGTCCGCGCGCTGATGTTTGCGACTGTGGCGCTGTCACTGGCGCTGTTGCCGTTTGTTGATTGGACGCCCACAACGGCTTTGACCGCCGCGGCGATGTATTTCGTCTACGACTGCCTAGGTGTGGTCGTAGGTAATCACCGCTACTGGAGCCACAAAAGTTTTGAGTTCCGCCACCCCGCGCTGAGATACGCATCTGTCGTCGCGGCGCTGCTAAGTGGAACGGGCAGTACCCTGGGCTGGGCCGGGCTTCACCGCCTGCACCACAAGCACAGCGACACGCCGAGTGACCCGCACCAGCAGTCGCGCGGCCTCTGGAAGACGCTGTTCATATTCTACCAGGCGGACGACAAGCAGATCCTGCGCAACACTATGGACAACGCGCGCGACCCGTTCCTGCGCCTGACCGATCGATACTGGCTGCCAATCATGGCGGCGTGGATCGCCTTGCTGGCCGCGATCGGGCTGGACGCGCTGTACTTCGTCTTCATCCTGCCCAGCGCGCTAACGATGATCGCGCAGGGCATGACCAACTACATGTGCCACGGGGGTCACGGCTACGCGCCGCACACGTCTGCCGACGCGGTTAACTGTCCGTGGATCGCCCCGTTTAACTGGGGCGAGGCATGGCACAACAACCACCATGCCAACCCAAAAGCGCCCTCCACCGGCGAACGCTGGTGGGAGATTGACGTTGCGGGCGCAGTGATTAGGGCGATTTCGAAATGAAGAAAGCGAAAGCGACAGAAAAGCGCGTGCTGAATGATAGGCCGCGCAAGCGGCCTGGCCGGCACTCTAAGACGATCAAAAAGCGTGAAAAGAGAAGGATGTTTTTCTGATGCCTAAAGTTGGAAACAAGAAATACGCCTACACGAAGGCGGGCATGGCGAAGGCCAAGGCCGCGGCGAAAAAGTCCGGCAAGAAAATCGTTAAGAAAAAATCCTAATGGCAAACGGTCTTCTCAGTCCCAACCCGCTAGACGATCCCGATTATGATTACGGGACAATTTTGCCATTTCGCCAGCGCAACATGCTGGACGTCGATGAACTCAGCACTGATGTAGCGCCGGAATTTGCCGTGCCTAGTTTGCTCCGCGACGTCGGCAACGCTGCCGTCCGCATGGGGCAGATGGCACGG